GCCAGCCTTGGTGCACCGAGCAACGAGACGAGCGGCGTGGCTATCAACGAGCGCAAAGCGCAAGGCGAAGCCAGTACGGCCAACTTCCCCGCCAACATGGCCGCCAGCATCACGCAAGTGGGCCGGCTCATTGGGCAGATGGTGCCCAAGCTGATCGACACGCGCCGGCAGTTGCGCATCCTTGGCATTGACAGCCAGCCGGGCCAGATCAGCATTGACCCGAAGCAAGCGCAGGCTGTGGCCGAGACGCCGCAGGGCTTGGTCATCAACCCCAACGTGGGCAAGTATGACGTTCGGGTAACGGTCGGGGCATCGTTCAGCACCCAGCGCACGCAGGCCCAGCAGCAGTTCACCGAGCTGATGCGCGCCGCACCGAATCTGATGCCAGCCGTGGCCCCGCTGTGGGCTCAGACGCTCGACATCCAGAACAGCGACAAGCTCGCCGAAGTGCTCATTGCCGTCGCCCCGCCTGAGGTTCAAGCGGTCTTGAAGCCCAAGGACAACAAAGAGCCAAGCACCGCCGAGCTGTCGGCCAAGCTGGAGCAGATGAACCAGGCGCTTGAGCAGGCGATTGCCGTCGCCAAAGAGGCAGAGCAAGACCTCGACGAGTGCCAAGCGAAGCTCCAAGAGGCCGAGGACAAGAACGCCATTGCTGCTTATGAGGCCGAGACAAAACGCATGGTCGGGCTCAAGGACGCGATAAATCCCGCTCAGGTGCAGCAGCTCGTCGTGCAGACCATCGAGCAGATGTTGAGCAACCCCAACCCGCTGCCCGGCGAAGAGCCGGAAGAGATGGCCGAGCAGCCTGATACCTACGAGATGCAGCCTTTCCCGGGCGGCGAAGAGCCACAGCCCGAGATGGTCGAAGCCCCATTCCCCACTGAGCCCGAAGAGGCGCCCTTCCAATGATCCAAGACACCGCAACGCCACCCGCCGAAACCCCGGCAGAGGCGAGCGGCCAGCCTGAAAACGCTGACCAGCTCGACACTGCCACCGAAGCCACCGAGCAGGCAGGCGAAGAGCAGGCCGAAGAGCCAAAGAAGCCCGAGAAGACGCCGGAGCAGCGCGAGCTAGAGCGCGCACGGCGCAAGATCGACCGGCTGACGCGCCAGAAGTACGAACTACTGAACCAGGTCCAAAACCGTTCTAGTCAGCCGGCCCAGGCTGATGCAGAGTCCGGCGCAAACATTGACGATGTTGTAACGCTCTCCCGCTCCGACCTAGATCGCAAGATTCGCGCAGAAGCCGAAAAGCTCGCGCCAACCTTGCAGCAGCAGCGGACGGTTGAAGAGCAACGACGCACCGTCGTGGAGAAGCTGGCCCAAACCTGGGGCCAGGAGCGATTTGATGAAGTTGCCGCAGAACTTGACGATGTTTTCGGCGGTCTCGCAGATGCAAACGGCAAGCCCAAGCCTGCCACAGAAGCCATCTTCGAGTCTGAGAACCCAGCGGCGCTGATTGAGTACCTGAACGATCCCGACAACGCCGAGCACGCGGCCCGCCTGTCGTCCATGTCAGCTGTCAAGGCCGGCATTGAAGTCGCCAAGCTGGACGCAAAGCTAGCCGCCAAGCGGGACGAAGCCAAACCCAAGCGCAGCCAAGTGCCGCCGCCCATTGAGGGCTTGCGCGGCCAAGGCGCACCCAGTCAATCCGTACCGACCGACACCAAGGCTTACATGAAGTGGGCGGACGCGAAGTACGGGCGAATTTAAGGAAACGACATGCCTAACGCACTACAAACCTCGACCCTCATCACCAATGAGGTTCTGCGCATTGCGCACAACACCAGCGGCTTCCTTGGCCGCATGAATACGGACTACGAAGCAAGCTGGAAGGGCAAGTACGCCCCCGGTTCAACCGTCAAGGCCCGCGCCCCGGTTCAGTTCACCATCCGCAACGGTGCAACTGCCAACATTCAGGACGTTACCGAACGCTCCGTCGATGTGACCATCCGCCCTGAGTTGGGCATCGACTTCGCCGTGAGCGACTTCGAGCTGACCACCGCAGTGCGCAACGATGGCAGCATCGACAAGGCATTTCGTGAGCGCTACCTGAAGCCAGCCGGCTTGCGCATCGCTGCCGAGGTTGATTACCAAGTCGCCTTGATGATCAAGAACCAAGTCGCGAACTTTGTCGGCACCCCTGGCACTGGCCCTGCAACGCTGGCCGACTTGGCAACCGCTCAAGTCCCGATGGACAACGAAGGCTGCCCACGCGACAACATGCGCTATGCGGCCATCTCGCCATTGGCCAATGCTGCCCTGGTGCCGGCTCTGGCAACCTTGTTCAACAGCCGCGACGACATCACCAAGCAGTACAAGTCTGGCCTGTTGAACCCCATGCTCGGTATCGACCCGATCATGAGCCAGAACGTGCCAACGCACACGGTCGGCCCATTGGGCGGCACCCCGCTGGTGAACGGTGCGAACCAAGGCCTTGTCAACGCTGGCGCAACCGACAACCCATTTGCCGCGACGACTTCGCTCGTCACTGACGGCTGGACGGCTGCCGCTGCCCTGCGCTTGCGCACTGGCGATGTGTTCACGATCGCAAACGTGTTTGCGGTGAACCCAGAGACCAAGCAAAGCACCGGCTCCCTGCGTCAGTTCGTTGTGACGGCTGACACCAGCTCTGACGGCTCGGGCAATGCCACTGTGGTTATCAGCCCGGCCATCATCGCTGGCGGTGCTTTCCAGAACGTGACCGCACGCCCTGCTGACAACGCCGCAATCACTGTTGTGACCGGCTCGGCTGGGGTGGGCTACGCGCAGAACATCCTCTGGCACCGTGACGCGATCACCTTCGTCTCGCCTGAGCTTGAACTGCCTGGCGGCATGGACATGGCATCGAACGCCTCGATGGCTGACGAAGGCGGCATCTCGCTGCGCTTCGTGCGCGGCTTCGACATCGTGAACAACCGCCGCATCAGCCGCTTCGACGTGCTGTGGGGCGGCGCGGTGACGATCCCGCAATGGTGCGTGCGTCGCACTAGCTAACGACAAGGGGGCTTCGGCCCCCTTTTCTTAACGACCTGAACACATGGCCACTTTCCCCCTTTCCATGAACCTCCCCGCGCCAGCTGTGGGGTTTGCCGTTGCCAGCGATGCGGATGAGTTAGCACGCTTGCAGGGCATGGGGTATGTGGCGACGTTTGCGGCACCGCAGGAGGCCCAGCCTCAACCTCCGGCAGTTGCCAACTCATCTGGGATTGCTCCTAGCGGTGCCGCTCCTAATTCTGTTGACGAAGCCCGCGCAGTGCTTGACGCGCTCGGGATTTCGTACCACCACCGGGCAGGGCTTGAGCGGCTCTTGGCCTTGATCCCGAACCCATGACCACTGCGCGCCAGCTCATCACGGACGCTCTGACGTTCCACCTTAACCGGCTCTCCCCAGGTGAGACGCTGGAGGCGGACACGGCTGCCGTGTGCTTGAGCGCGCTCAATGCGTTTGTGGACGACTGGAACACTGACGGCTATGCCCTGGCCGAGTTTGCAGACCTTGACGACGATCAAGACCTGCCAACGGGCTACCGCAACATGCTGGCGCTTTGCGTGGCTGAGAAGTCGGCCAAGGCCCTTCTAGGTGGGTTGCCTCCCACGCTGGCTTCTGAGGCCTACAACGCCCGACGCCGCGTGCGCAATGCGGCCACATCTCCCGGCACGATTGATGTGCCAACACCAGGCACTGGCTCGATTCTGGAGGGCTGGTAAATGGCCGGTCAGCGCGAAGTGCGCTGTGTTGGCCCGAGCTATTTCCTGGCCGACCGCAAGAGCGCGATTCAGCGTGCGGTGAACCTGTATCTCATGAGCATTGAAGGCGCGGGAGAGGACTCCCCCTTTGTGCTGGAGAGTGCCCCAGGGCTTGAGGAAGAGGCAAACCTTGGCGCGGAAACACAGGCCATTTACGAGGCCGATGGGCGCTTGTTTGTGGCGGCTGGCGGCGTGCTCTATGAGTGGGTCAGCGGCGCAATGGTGAGCCGGGGGGCTATTGGGTTCGGCCCGATCAGCATGGCGCACGGCTTGCTTCAGCTTTGCATCGTGAACGGCACAAGCGGATGGGTTTTGGACTTGTCCACGAATGCCCTGACTGCCATCACTGCGGAGGGCTGGAGAGGGTCAAACCGGGTTGAATACATCGACGGCTATTTCGTCTTCGTAGACCCCGGTACGGATCAGTTTTACATCTCAGGCATTGACGCGGCGAGCTCGCTCGATGCTCTGGACTTCAGCAGTGCAGACGCGCAGCCGGACAACATCACGGCGCACATCGTGCGCAAGCGCGAGCTCTACTTTTTAGGCAGCCGGTCATGCGAGGTTTGGATTAACTCTGGCGGCGCTGATTTCCCGTTCGCTCGCTACCAAGGCACCCCGATCGATGTCGGCGTGGTTGGCAAGTTCGCGGTTTGCCGCGCTGCCGATACGCTGATGTTTGTGGGTCAGACCGACCGAGGCGGCGCGATGGTGTACGAGATGAGCGGCTACCAGCCGCAACGCATCTCGACCCAAGCCGTAGAGCAAGCCCTAGAGGCTTCGACCGACATTTCACAGGCGGCTGTGTGGGCCTACCAAGAAGCCGGCGGCGAGTTCCTGGCAGTCAATGCCCCGGGCCTTGAAACCACTTGGGTCTTCGACGCAGCCACGCGCCAATGGCATGAGCGGGCCGAGCTAGTGGCCGGCGCCTATCAACCCCTGCGGGTCACGGGCGTTGCCTTCCATCAAAACACGCACTACGCCATTGCAGGCCCGAAGTTCTACCGCATGGCCAGGCGCATCAACACCCTCGGAGGCGATGTGCTGTGCCGCGAGCGCACATGGCCGCATCTCTTGGCTCCAAGCCTTGAGCCAGTCACCTACCGAGGGCTTGAGGTGCGGTGCACAAGCGGGGAAGGCCTGGCCGGCGCGAGGATGTCGCTTGAGGTGAGCAACGATGGCGGCAGCGTGTTTGGGCCTCCGCTATCCCGTTCACTGGGGGCTGTGGGGCGGCGCACGCAGCGAGTGCGCTGGTTGCCCCTTGGCACGGCTCGGGAGCGGGTTTTTCGGCTCCGCGTCACCGATGCAGTGCCTTTGACCATTCACGGCGCGACGGTGGAGGCATGAGCATGCTCACCATCCCCCGATCTGGCATTCCATTGACCTTGGGCGACCGTATCTCGCCCGAGTGGTATCGGTTCCTCTATGACCTGACCGAGCGAGTTGGAGGGGTTGCGGGCTGGAGTGTTCACGACTTAATGAACGCCCCGGCTGCTGTGGCTGCAGCCGATGTGGCGGCCTTGGCGGGTGACGTTGACGCCCTGCGCTTGGCAGATGCCTTGTCAGAGCTTCGTGAGCAAGTCGCCGAGCTATCCAAGACGGACATTGAGACGCAGATTGCGCAACTCAGAGAACAGGTGGCCTACATGGGCATGCGGCGCAAACGGGTCATCTCGGGTTCTATCTCGATCACGCCCGGCAACTCGACGGCCACTTTCACGATCAGCCCGGCCTTGTCCTCTCTTGACATGGCAGACCTTCGGTTTTTGGGCTTTACCCATAGCTCCGACGCTAACGGGTCAACGGCTCAAACCGGCATCGAACTGACCAATACAACGACCGTCACAGCCAGGCGCACCACGACCGGCAACACATCGACGGTTTACTTTCAGATCACCGAGTACACGCAATGACAGTTGTCTCAAAGTGCCTTGTTGAATCAACCC